ATGAAGGCTAGCCTCACGGCGTGCCCATTAGCCCCCACCATTGTGAAACGGTAGGTGATGGACTCGCAAGACCAAAAGGTGCTAGCAAGTGATAAGTAGCACTGGAGGGTGGGTTGGAAAGTGGCCCCAAGTGACTGGCTTGTGACCTCTGAGGTTGGGGAAAGTTCTTCCTGGAAGACAAGATCCTCGTGCAAATTAGAAGTGTTCACGGTGAAGCGACCCCCATAGGAGTATCTCTCACACAGTGAACCGAAGTCTAGTTCGCCTTGAGTTGAAGGGGGTGACTTTGCCTCGTATCTTGAGCCTAAACTTTCGTCCAAAGGTTGGGCGTAAGTGAGTCCTTCGAATGGAGCAAGATTCGGTTCCCCAACGAACCGGGAGACAGGAGGATTGGCATAGTCGTTGGGCTTGTCATTCATCAAGCCTTTCAACCCATTCCCAAGTGCCTGGGTGCCAAAATCGATGGCAGAAGAAGCAAGGCTACTCATGACTGACTTAAACATTTGGGCTTGCGCGTGGATGTGAATAGTCTTGTCTTTGATGTCCCTGACAGCGAACCTTGCTGGTTTGATGTTTGCAACCCTCTTTCTCGTAGCAGAGACGTCGAAGGCTGGTTTGTCTGCATGAACCCTGGGGACGGAAAAAGCAGCCCCTTGGATTGAACAAGACAAAGTGATGTCCACAAAGTTGATTGGTGCATCAGGACCAATCTTCAATAGCGAAAAAACACTTATCTGGAACAATGCAACAAGAGGGTCGATTTCCACCCTGTCAGAGTCCCAAGCAACTGTCGGGTAGACCCACGGAATACTCAAGGAAACAGAAGTATTTGATCCTGCTTGAAAGAGGACGAAATTTGGAACTGTCGTCTGGGAAGTGAGCGACAAGGCGTGGGTCCTCGCAACTTCACTCGGGTCGGTCATGGGCACAGCGTACATGCACAAACAACCTGACTGGAACGGGTTGGATGTGATGGTTGCTGTGATCTCGACCATTGTCCAAGATGCATAACGGAAGGTGTTGAAAGGGGCAGCGATCGTGTTGGAAACAAGTAAGTCAGTAGGAAAATTCAACTGAACAAGTTGTTCTCCAATAGAGTCATTTGTCCTCCATTTGAAACGTTTGATAACTTGGGGCCTCTTGGCTAGGTCCACGAAAGTCTGTTCCATATCTTGCAACCCCGAAGGGGTTGTTGTCACGGTCACACTTTTCTCCTCTTTAGCATATGGGTCAATGCTAACTCCTTGACTCTCCATTTGAGGGATTGCCTTACACTCATGCCAGCCGTCAGCGACAGGGGTGATGAAAAAGGACAACCCATCGCTGGTGAAAGGTGCGTAAGAGTAAGGGGGGTGTTCCGGGACAGGCGTTGGCACCACGGTGAGAGGCATGAATTCTGCTGTCATCGCAAGTGCAAAATCTGGAATGGCAATTGTCCCTGATTGCAATCCCAGCTTCACAAGGACTGAATCTTTGGCCAAAACAGTAGGATCGACTGAGAAGTCATTCGCCACAGCATAAGCCTTACCGGAAGGGTCTGTGAACTCAATGAGTCCGGTGGGGTTCGCTGTGGCTGCAAAACCTCTCAACTCACTTTTCTCATTGTAAATCTCGTTAATTACAATGCGAAAGGGTGATACTCCAATGATAGCACTTTTCGACAAATCAGTGAGATACGTCAAGGTGCCAAAAGTGTAGGAGCGATTCTGACCAGGGGCAATCTGAACACCAACAGCTCTCAACTCTTCATCGGTGAGGTAGCTGCTAGCAAAATCGAGTTGGGTTGCTTCGTGGTAAACAGTCCCTGTAAGTGGAGTTGTGACCACTGGTCCTGGCACATAACTGAGGACGTTGGGTGTCCTGAGCAATGTGGAAAGGGGCCATGGCATGGTCGACCCTCCAAGAACTCCAGCGTTTTCCAACCTGACGAATTGGGGAACGAGGGCTGCATTTCCATCAACATGGTTGAAGACAGAACCAACAACAGTGAGGAGTGGCACCCTGTACAACATCCCAAGTCGAATGGAATCAGAACCTGAAATCAGCATTTGTCCATCGAAA